AAGAGTGGTATACCCTTGTATATGATGGAACGCTGACCGCTACCGGAGCGAAGCATCGGAAACGGATATCGAGCAAAAAAAGCTCTGCCGATCTTGAGAAAAAGGTTATCGCATTTAAGCAGGAATTGTCGCAAGAGACTATGCAGCTTTCTAATATTACATTCGGTGAGTATGCTCTGCAATGGCTGAACACGGCGAAAATGACTAAAGAAATGAATACCCGGATGATGTATCAATCGGTGATTCGGTCTTGCTTCGAGGAGATAAATGACGTTCCGCTTGCTAAGATTACGCATTCGCATTTTCAAAAGTGCATTAATAACAAGATAGACCATCCTAGGACGTGCCAACAAATCAACTTAACCTTTAAGCAGATAATCAAAATGGCTGTCAAAGAACACCTAATGCCCCACAGCGCCCTTGAAGATGTATTAATGGATATTTCCTTGCCTAAGTATCAAAAGGCGCTTAAAAAGCCTCTGAGTGACTTGGAAAAAGAAGCGCTCTTTGCTGCTGAACTTGACGATAGAAAAAGAGCCTTTGTTTCGTTGCTCTATTACTGCGGTTTACGCAAGGGTGAAGCACTCGCTCTGACTAAGGATGACTTTGACTGGCAAAGAAAAACCGTCAGCATAAGCAAGGCTTGGGTGCAGGGACAGATCAAGTCTTATCCCAAGTCTGATAATGGTATAAGGATAATACCCCTTCCTGATGCGTGTATTGACCGTATACGGCTTTTTATTGATAGTTCGGCAGATTATATCTTCCACGGCAAAAACAAGCCTATAATGACCGAGAACGCTTATAAACGGATGTGGGAATCTATAATCTGCTCTATGAATATTGCGCTCGGTTATAATCCACGCAGGAAGAACGAGAAGCAGATTGTCGGATTAACCGCTCACACGTTCCGACATAACTACTGCACCGAACTTTGTTATCAGATACCGCTTATCTCGACCAAAGAGATCGCCCGGATACTCGGAGATAATGAGAAGATGGTTATTGAAGTTTATTCACATCTTGTCGAGGGTAAGGAAAATACTTATACCGCTATCAACAATGTGTTCAATTTTTGATTACAAAATGATTACATTATGGTCAAAATGGAGCTTGGTTACACGTTGGTTACATCTATTTTGACAATATTCAGCAATACTCAACAATACTAAAAGGACATTAAAAAAGCCTTGAAACTCACGTTTTTACGTCATTTCAAGGCTTTTTGCGCTTAAGCTTCTGATGGGACTCGAACCCACGACCTATTGATTACGAATCAATGATATATAACGCATTTGCGTTGTTTGTAAGGGTTTTTGATTACATTTTGATTACATCTTAAAAATAAAAAGAGCAACTATTCGGCAGTTTTGCCCTTAGTTACCCTTTTTTTGCCCTGAAAGTTTTACTCCGCTCTATGATTCCCTATTCAAAACAAAAAGAGCGACCTGCCGAAACAGACCGCCCTAAGCATGGAAGATATATATGAGTATAAAACTCGCTATTTTGTAAAGGTTCGAGAAGCTGAAAGTGTGTTCTTACCCCACGAACCATCGACCGCTATTCCTGCGGCTTTCTGGAAGTTACGGACAGCCTCTTCTGTTGCGTCTCCGTACTTTCCGCTAACTGATATGCTTAATCCTAAAGCCCAGTTCAAGAAGCGCTGAATGTGCTTAATCTGGTCTTTCATTTTGATGTTATCCTTGTAGCCATCGCCCTTAAGGAAGTAGCCTCTGTCGGGTAATGCCTCGATATAATCCTGATATGTCAATGCCTCTAACCTCCTGTTAACTTCTTTAGCAATATATGGGAATTTGCTCTTAAGGTAAGGACCCGGACAAGCTGTTGCATAAAAGTAGCAATGCATCGTAAGATTTCCCGAAGCGTCTCCTGTGTAGTTAAGCCGCTTTATTCCGTTACGGCGGCAGATGTCAACTACAAGTTCTATGCATCTTGAAAGAACAAGATCGCTGACGTGCCACTCTCCCTCAATCTGATCATTAGCAAGCTCAATATTAACCGCCTGCTGATCGTTTGATTTACTGCACGATGCCCACGCCATGTCTTTCTCCTCGACATACATTCCGATGCGACCATCTACGCCGATTCCGTAATTAGCGCTTGCTTCTCTAGTCTGAAAAATCGCACCGCAATCTTCCACAGATAGCTTGCCTGCCATGTGATGAATTGTAATCTTCTTGATCGTCTCGTAGCGCTCCGACCTGTGAGGACTTATCTTGACATACTGAACAAGCGGACTATTGCTCATTGACCGTCACCTCCTGTCTCTTATTATACTGCGCCGTGCTGATTCCAAGGATTGCTCCGAGAAATGCGTCAATAGCTGTGATAGTGCCGACTATCTGCTCGCCGTAAGGCAATCCCCATATGGATGCAAGCGCAAAATATAACGTTGCGATAGCAGGTAGCACGATTTGAGCTATCCACTTGAGCGTGTCATAGATTTTGTTCTTAAGTATCATTCCCTTTCTCCTTTCGGTATTTCCGAATTTGGCATTTAACTTGCATCTTTTGCCTAAAATGTATCGTTAAATGCCAAAAATGGCGTATTTGGGTTCTTTTTAACTTGCCTGTAACTTGCCTATAATGTCACGAAATACTCGCCCTCTAATACCTGCCCGCAATCGGCAAAGATGTTATTCTGACCGAGTAGAGTAGTTACTTGCGTTGGTGTGATTTGATAGGTCTGAGGGGTTGCGAGCGGATATACTGCCTGTAAAGGGTGTGTTGCAAGAAAGCCTTTAATATCATTTAAGGTTCTTCCGCCTATCACATCTTCATCGAATACTACACACAAGACTCCGTTTACGCCATAAATATACCAACCATTAGTACCATCTACACCTTTCAGATAATTACTCTTTATGTCAGTAGTTCTTTCTATTAGCATATATGGATCAGGAATATAATAAAACCCAACCCACGGAGATTGAGGTGTTGACCATAGGCCAATATTAGAGTTTTCGTTTATCACTACATTCGCTCTATCCACCCTCAACTCTCCGCTCGTCACATTTAACGTGCCTCCGTAGACTGTGATAGGATTGTCGCTATTGTCGTGGAAGGGGATAGATGTGGTTGAGCCTTGATATGCGTGATATGAGGTGTCGGTTGATGGGTAGTTGATGCTTATGTCGTTATTATAGGTTGTGCCGTATGAAATACGGCATCTAAAAGTCATATATTTGCAATTATTCGGGGTAGTTACAACACCATCAATTGTCACTTGAAAATTTATATAGTTTTTATTTGCATCATAATAAAACACTTCGCATACTTTATCAGCATTTCCGTATGAACAATAATAACTTGTATTAGGTGTAACAGGTATATAATTTTTACATCTAATTACATCATTTGCGCTGTCTTTTTGTCCTGTCGTTTCGCTATATCCACCAACTTCCCACTCTTCATCCCAAAGATTAACTCCACACCTCGTCACATCCGCCTCACTCCATCCGCTAATCGGTCTCATGTTACTCGGTGATGGGTCTCCGCTACCGCTTTGCACAGGCTCTATGCTGATTTCAAGCGACGGCATCGGGTTCGCTGTGCCATCATCAAATGAGGCGATATCCGTTGGTGTGTTGGCTATGGATTTCTTCTTGAATCCTTCGACAGCAACTGTCACGCTCGAATATCCGTCTGCATTGTCAGCGCTTGCGGAATATGTGCCGTTTGCGGTGATTGACTTGGAGATAAGTGTCGGCTCGGGAACTTCAACAATTACAGGCGAGTAGGCTTTGCCCGGCTCACTATATGTACCGTTTTCGGTGGCGTTGAGCTGTTCGACTGTTACTTCACTGCCGCCTTCGCCTGCTTTGTTGAGAAACCACTCCTCTCTTGTAATAGGAGTAGGCACTTCCTGTGTCTTATCGTAAATACGCTTGATAAACTGCTCCTTACGTGTGATTGGCTCTAAATCCTGCCCATCTAACAGTGCCTCTTCTCTTGTAATAGGTGTTAAATCGCTCATTTTCAGCCTCCTTGTTTGTTAATTTCGTCTCTGAGTTCATCTATACGCATAAATGCCGTTTTGACATCCCTCTCAATTACGGACATCCTCTTGTCAAGCTCTACGATGTCCTTGTTGAGAGACTTTATATCCGTGCGTGTCTCGTTTGTTGTTGCACACACTTGGTCAAGCTTGATATTCGCTTTGATCAACCCCTCTCGAATACCTTCAAACTGTGAGGACTCGTTCATTGCGTCATTTCGGATATCCTTCCTGCCGTTTCGGTAAAACGTGACAGCGGTAAACACTAGCGCGATGATCGAAATTGACCAAGGGATTAAGTTCCATCCGTTCATTACTCATTCTCCTCTTCAAATGTCAGCACATAAGTTATCTTCATAGTTTTTTCGGCAGTCTTTACAACCTGTTCCTGCAGGTTGTTAATGGTTGCAAGATAGTTGGTTGTCTTAATCATTTCATACCACTCTGCTCCGTATGATGCTTCATAGCGGACACTTACAAGCTTGTTATCGTCAAGTGGCTGAATTATCATGTTATAGCCCGGAGCATTACTATTTGTCAGATATACTGCACGAGCGCCCATATCAGCTTTCATTCCGGCAAAGTATGCCACCTCTTCAGCCGGATAACTAAAGCCTAGCAATCTCTGTCCGAATGTCGTTGTTACCGCCGTGATGTCAGCATTTGTGGTGATGTCCTCGAAGTAATGGATAAAGTCAATGTTATTATCGGTATGCCTCTGTATCAGTATCGTATCTTCAGAAAATGCCAAGCCTTGCAGAACAAAGTCGAACTGTTCACCCGCCGGGTTAGTTACTGTAAATTCGGATATTGTATTGTCCGGGTTAATTCTTGCGACCTGCCATGTTGCTCCATTTAAGAATCTTCCCCAATAACCTCCTCCGTAGTCGGTTAACCCAAAGCCTGCAATCATGTAGTAATACTGACCCTGCTTTGCGTACCACGAAGGCGCTCCGCCGTTAAGAGCGTTTTTGAAAGCTACCGGGAGAGTGATTTCTGTTTCCGTTACCGGAATGAACTCCGAACCGCCACCGCTTGCGTATGCCGGATAGCTGTTGCGAAGGTCTAGCTTGCTAAGAGGCACTTTGTAGGTCTTTAATTTAACCTTGCCGGTAGCGCTCATATGTTCGTCTGTATGTCCTGCGGTCGGGAACATATTGTAATAATCAACAAGGGTAAGAGTTGAATCTGTCCACGATCCACGAACAGTTCTACTTCTTATATATGCCTGTCCATCAACCCCAACCCCCTGCGGAGTTCCGCATAGTGCGTAGTCGCTTCGGCTTGTTGTTTTAGCCGTCATGCTGGTGGCGTTTCCTTCCCCGATATAGCCGTGGTTTGCTGATGTAAGGCAAAGACAGTTAATGATGCCGTTACCCTGTGTGGTTGTATAGTCCCATACGAGCTTATACTTGCCGTCTGATGTCCATCCGCTTTCGGCTGAGTTATAAGATCCCATTTCTGTGACGGAATCGTTAGAGACTACTCCATACGCTCCGTTAGCTGTCATGCCTACTCCTGTCGGACATATAATGTTATTTGCGTTCTCTGCAATATGTGAATCAAACGCAAGCACACCACCCAACAGTGAGCCGATCAGGTTCTCCCTGACCTCTGTCATGTATATTGGCGATATGTTATATTCGCCTAAATCGTTAAGGTAAAGCTGCAGAGCGTTTGTGATCATATTGTCATCATCGTAACGTTCGACCTTGCCGCTCTTGTCCCTTAATTCTATCGTTGAATGTCCTTTTATTCTCATTATGCCCTCCTAACTAAGCCCTAAAGCTGTCTTAAGGTCTGCGATCTGCTGAGCCGTGAGCTGTGCGAAGTCAATCACGCTGAGGGCATCAACCCACGTTCCTGCTCCGGTTAAGACTCTCTCTTCGTCTCCTGCATCCGGAGTTGGAACTCTTCCGCTTTCGCCATCTGCATCGGGCGTAGCTCCGACCATTTCCTTTTTTGCATTCTGCTGATTCGAATACATCTGCGCATCAATGATGTCTATGTTTCCGTTGAATACTGAAATGTCATATAAGTCCGTGGTCGCAGGCTTGGTTAAATTGAAGTGTGCGCTCTGTGATGCCATATTTCCTCCTTTTTTCTTCAAAAGGTAATTTTATCGTCTAGCACAGAAAAGCTCGAAATTGAGCCTTCTGTGCATTATTTTAGCCATATATGAAGCTGTTCGCTAAGTCTTCATAAGTGTAAGGCGTTAGTTGTTCGTGCGTGTAGTTGCTGAGTGCGTCCTTGTTGACAAATAGCGCATCCGTGAATCCTTGCAGCGTTAAGCCGCCAAGATTAAACGCTCCAAATGTCTCAGCTCCCGAAGGTCTCTCTGGAATCTGTAAGTTTGCCGTGACGTTTGAAGTAAATGGTCGCATCTGCAAGCTTGTAAAGCTGAGCCTTCCGATCTTGTCCT